ATCCTTTTTTATTCTATAGTTAATTCAAAATCGCGGAACGAGAATGATACGCTTCCTGTTTGATATGAGTTTGTAGAAGACATATCAAGTTCAAGACCATTTACAGATAGAGGAAATACATCATTCAATCTATATCTAGTTATTTTAGTTTGACTTCTACTACGATAATCAATTTCAATTTTTCCTACGATATCGTCATAGTATCCTGCTCTGTCTCTATCATTAGATACGACTACTTCAGTCCAGTCCATGAGGTATTGATGTAGTTCTTGATTGTATAGGTAAGTCATCTCAAAATCACCACTGTAGAGACGAGCGTATGGAATATTGTAAACTGGACCCCAAAGGGTTTTCTCATCAGATGCAATTCTCTTTGTTGGAGTGGTACAGGTTAAGGCATGAAAATCTCCTTCTGCCGTATTGAATGTACCTAAACCAGAACCTCCTGGCGGAGTAATCATAATATCAAAAGTATACTTGTCAAAAATTTGACTAGGAGTTTTTGTCCTAGTCTCAACATCTTTGAATCCTTTGTTTCTCGCCGTATTTACATTTGTTAGAGTATTAGCGAGTGCGTTGGCGGCTATTTGTCCGAATTGTGACATTAGTTTTCTCCGTAGTATATAGGCCTTATTTCGAGAAAATGTCTAGTTCAGTGATTACGATAAACTCCCAACCCTTCTTCTCGCAGTATTCTTTTGCTGCTTTCCATTTAGCCATATTTGTTTCGTAGGTCATACACTCGCGGAGGTAGTTCCTAGTCTTCTTTTTAGGTTGCTTTGGTGGTTTGGTTTGCTTCTCTGGTTTCACTTCTACGACAAGGGTCTTCACTTCTCCGTTTTCATCTGCCTTCTCAAGGATGAAGTCGGGGTAATATTTGTGGTTCTTCCTATCGACAGGAGAGTAATATGGAACGTATAGTTCTTCAGAACCCCATCGAATAATTTTAGTGTTCTCGTCTAGAAATCTACATACTCTTCTTTCCCACAAAGAACGGCAGATTATGTTGTTTGGGTTCCCTATATACTTCTGAGGATTTTGTGGTGAGTATTTTGTCTTATATGCCATATAATATCTTTCACTAAAGGACGTAGAATGCTCTACAATTATCCACTTGATGTTTTAACTTCTGAGGCTCCTTATTTAGTAATAAAAGCCAAAGACTATAAAACACTAACTCAGCGGGCTTCTGGTAGCGGGGGTATTCAGTCTCATGAATATCGACTTCTCTTACCTACATCAATTTCATCTAGCGATAATTTGTCGTTTGAGCAACAGAGTATACTCAAAGGAAAAGCCTTATCTGATCTCATTGCCGGTAACGGACAAGACTTTGCTGCTGGTCTTGCTAATGTGGCACAAGGACTGGTCCCCGATCCGTTTGGAGTAAGAGAAAGTTTAAGTGCAGCAACAGGTAAGGGATTCAACCCAAAAGAAGAACTACTATTTAAGGCTCCCGATTTACGAACTCATGCGTTTACGTTTAATATGTTTGCGAGGAATGAACAAGAGGCACAAGAGATAGCGAGTATAATTAAGAATCTGAGAGAAAATGCATATCCCACAGTAACGGCTACTATTGATACTGGAAGTGAGTCTGCGAATACGTTTATCAATGCTTTGTCAGGTGGTGGAAATGTGTTTACATTCCCTAAGCAGTTTTCTGTAGAGATGCACCCAGGCACAGATAACGCTTTTCCTCGTATCGACGCCGCTTTTTTAACTAGTATTTCTACTAACTACGCAGGAAGCGGTAGAGTTTCTCTCACTCCTGATGATTTCTTTCAGGGCATAGAGTTGACTCTTACTTTCCAAGATATTAGAATTTCTACATCAGAGGATATCAACAACAATGTTTAATTCAAGTTTTCCTAAAACAACATACACTTTTTATCCAAACGGAGTAAATGGTCCTAGTGCTGATGTCAAGGAAGTAGTTGACATTATGAGACGGGTAAGATTCTTGGATACTTTTGGTGCAGTCAAAAACTATAAAACATACACAATCAAGACAGGAGAAACTCCCGACGTTGTATCTACTAAACTATACGGAGACTCTAGTTGGTATTGGTTAATTATGTTGTTTAATGATTTAACTGATCCATTTGCAGATTGGCCCAGAAGCGGTTTCGATCAGACTTTACCTGCCGTAAAAGAAGATACTGTTCATTATCTTCCTGGCGGAACAGGTTCATATGAAGAACTAAATCCATATAAGGTTGGTGATCAAATTGTTCGTGTCACTGAATCTGGTACTTATGATGAAGTAAATCCTTATTCCTCAGTGATCACTAGAATAAGACCTAATTTTTTTGGTATTGATTTAAATATTCCTGCCTCTAGTGGAGTTAGATTAAGTGCAGGAGAGACGTTTGGTGTTAACAACGATGGTATTATTGAAAATATAAACACAGTGGCTCGTCTAGAAAATCCAACTACAACAGCAGATCGTTTTGAAACAGATGATGGAAGAGAACTTCCACCATTCACACATAGAAGTAATATTGACACTCCAGATGAAGAAGTATTAGATCCTACTGCCGACGGTGCGCCTTTGTCTGCTTTAAGAACTACGTTGATATATGAATGGATCGAGGGAACTGAGGCATACCAACAATACGCACGAAGTTTGATTTATAATTTTGAAGATAGATCAGATTCAGGGAGAGATATAAAAGTGTTTCCTGATGAATTGAAGCAAGTTGCACATACAACTATGGTTTCTCTTCTTGATACAAAACCATCAGGCGGAAGAACGTCAGTTATTAAATCAGGTAATACAAATAATTTATCGTTACTATAAGCAGGAGTTTTCATGAGTAATTCGGCATTTAAAGGTGGTATATCACAAGTAGAAATTGGAACAGACAACTCTGTTGTCGGTGAAGGTTCTAGTGTGGTTGTAGATATCAATCGTGATGTACTTGCTGTTGACTTCAGTGAAGACATGTTTCGTAATTCGATGTCTGGTGTTGTTGCCGTTGCTAACGTTTCAGGATGGGATGGTGAACTAGGTGGTGTTCAGGGAACTGAATGGGTTACCATTTCATTTAACGCAAAACAGTATGTTGATGGTGAAGAAAAGCCATACAGTATTACACAAAGATTTAAAGTATATAAAGTAACTGAAAGAGCAGACGAGACAAATCAATTAACAGTTTATGTTTTTCACTTTACCACATATCAATTTCTTATTGACTCATTGAAGTTTGAAGATCACTTGAGTAATAGACATATTGGACCAATCTCTACTCAGTCTGGTCAAAATACAGGTTCTCTCACAAATCAAGACTATGGATTAGTGAATAAGATTTTTGATGTTGCTGGATTTGAATTGGATGTCGGTGTTCAGGATGAAGACCCGATAGACATTGAGCCGACGGGAAACTGGATTAACTATGTGCCTGGATACCTTGATGATAGAAACACACCCGACGCTATGGGAGAGGGTTTCTTTTTGGGTCAGGACACACAAGGAATTTACAACAACAGCGAAAACTCAGAAGCACGACCTAGAAAAGTTTTTGAATTACTCAACGAATTAGCAGAAAATGCTGTAGCACAAGAAAATTCAAACGTTGCAAACTTCTTTATGTGGCACGATTTAAAGGGTTGGCACTTTAGATCCGTAGACAGTTATCTTCGTGACAGAGAAGAAGAAGTCGATAGAGTTTACTCCTATGATATTTCAGGATCCAACTCTGACAAAGAAGTGACAAGAATTGTTGAGTTGAATGTATTGAAGCAAGTAAATTATATGGATCTGCTGAATAACCAAGCCTTGTCATCTAAGGTTGTTTATTACGAATTAAATCCCGATGAGCCTTTTGCTGCATATTACGCAACACTTCCTTCGAGTCTAGGTGGATTACAAAAAGTAATTGGTCCATCTGGTTTGGATACTTCAATAGGAAATACAGTAATAGAATCGCAGGCAATAATAGAGGGCAGTCTAGAATATGATTATCTAAAAGACAGAGATAAATGGAACAGTGTAGAGAGTTATCCTTTACTTCGTTCAGATGAAAAACAATACACCAAATATAGTCAACCTAGTTTCCTTGAAGTTCCACCAATTTATATGGCACAAGGTATTGGTCGCAACAGTTGGTTTGGAACTTCCTCGTATGATTTGAATGCGGATTGGTATGGTTGGTATAACTCAAGTTATCGTACAATCAATTCTTTCTATCAAACAAATCCACATGAATTTTTTAGAACAAAGTTTGCAAGACAGAGCGATCTATCAGGGGAAAAATTTAGAACAGTTCACGATGACATAAAACTGCCTATTATTGAGGCACTAAAAGAATACTATCTTGCTTGTTTACAGAGAATATACTACGAACATAATTTTGTAATTGAGAGTGGTATCAATTCACTGGAGTCTGGTGAAGGATCACTTGGTAGAGGTCCAAATCAAGAATTTTGTGAATTCTGTTCTACTAGGGAAGAAATCCTTGAATTTTACAATTCATCTATATCACAAGAAAATAGAGATATAATTTTTAATTTTATAGAACAAAATGAAATCACAGATCAGAATACAATTGATAGAATTATTTTAGGTGAATTAAGACCTGACCAACTAGCAGGACGTTTACCTAATGATTTTTATTCTATCTATGGTAGATTTTTAAGTTGCACTTCCCCGGCAAAGGATCCAAGATATTTTATGCTTGGTGGACTTTCAGAGGGAACGTCAGAGGGTGGTAATATTATCAGTTTCGAGGAACAGGCCGAATTCTTTGAAAATATACCAGACATTGAAGTAGATCAAGTTCCAAGACTTTCGTCTGAGTATATTGGTCAGTCTTATCCCCGATGCGAAAATCAAGAGCCTCTTCTTCCATACAATGGCGATCCAGTAGACTGCGAAACACTGAAAGAAAAATGGAACAATATACCATCAGAGTGTGGTTTAATTACGCAGTATCTTGGTAAAGAATATGTTTCTCCAAATATTCGGGGTGTTCATGGCGATCCAATCAACTGGTATAATAGTATGTTCTGGAATGGTTACTGGGTAAATCCTAGATTTGGTTTACCTAATATAAGAAACTTTAGAAGATTCTTTGCTAATCAAGATTATACGGTTCCACGACGAGATACACTCAAGCAATTCTTCGAGAAAGATCTGTTCCTGAAAGACTTTGCAGATACACTACCTGATAGTTTTGGATCACAGGGCGTGATAGCAAATCTTAATGAGTATATTTCTAGTTCATATAGTACATACTACTTCTACAATTACGACTACTATGGCAATACAATAAGTAGTCTCTTTACTGAGGGTATTCCTGCCCATTATATTACAATATCTGGTTTAGATTTTGATATAACCCAATTGAATAATGTTCCATCCTCTACAACAAATCCAGATACAGGAGAAGTTATTACCATTGAAGAAGGAGAGGGGTCTACTAGAACGTTTGAAAGAAATCCTGAGATTAGATACGACGACAATCCCAAGTATAGGATGGTATCGGATTGTGCGATTCCTCAACTATGTGGACATAGTAATGTCGCAGAAGAGACTATTTCAGTTCCTACCATCAAGAAATTTAAATTAGTAAGACCCGGAGATCGTAGTCCCTTTGATGTCGAAAGTTATGAAGTCGAAGAACTAAATGTTAGATGGCCAGCAATTTGGACTAGAGGAAATCCATATTCAATCGGTACGATTAATACAATTCCTGTGTCACTTAGTCAAGATGGTTTGACTGACTTCCTTCGTCAGTTTAGCGTAGGTGTTGCTAATCTAGATTCTGCTGAAGATTTCTTAGAAAATGATGCGAGGACACAACCAGTTGGGGCAGCAGGAGATCAACTAAATGCAATTTACTTGAATGGTAATTATTTCCCCAATCAAAATCTACAATTATATGACCAGTCAAGACCAATATACAATGCAAAGGATTGGCAGAACTTCCAAGATTGTAATGGTACTTGTGTCGGTGTAGATAACAAGGTAACAGACGCAAGTAAGTCTGTAGAATATGCCAAGTATTGTTCTTATGCTTGGAACAGATATTGGTCAACACCAAAGGAACAACCAGTATATCGAAGGGCGCAGGTTGCTCTCATCCAAGCACAGGAAGTAGAAATAACAGTACCAAACGACATGGATATGTCCATAGGAAAACTTGTTGCAATTCAGATGCCCCGATCAACTTCAAATATGCCTGATTCAGATTTGGTGGGAGAGGTTACTAAAGTAAATCCCATATCAGGTAAGTATCTAGTGACAGGTATTCGCAGATTATTTGATTCAGACAATAATGCTTCAATGAAACTCAGATTAAATAGAGACAGTTTACCTTACGATCCATCATCATAAGGCATACATAAGATATGGCTATAACAGATAAGTTTAGATATTCCGATCTCGATTTTAACTTTGCAAAATCAGCAACGAAAGATGTCGCTCGTAAATTTGATAACAACGCAATCAAGCAGGCGCTGAGAAATGTAGTGTTGACTAATTTTTACGAAAGACCATTTCGTCCTTCTCTTGGTGCTAATTTGGTTTCTAGACTTTTTGACCAGCCATCGCCTGGTATGATTTCTGAAATTAGAAGTGAGGTTAGAGATGCCATCACAACATTTGAACCTCGAATTACATTGAGACAAATTATAGTTGAGTATAATGACGTTAATCAAGAACTAAAGGTAGAAATCGAATACAGTTTTTTAGATAACGATGACGCAATAGAAATAACTTTAGAAAGAGTAAGATAATGCCAGATTCTTATATCAACCTTAGTAAAACAGATTTCAATCAAGTGAGAACCTCTCTTACTGATTTTATCAAAACTAAAGATGAGTTTAGTGATTATGATTTCAATGGATCCGCTTTATCTACTTTGATCGATCTGTTAGCATACAATACAACTTTCTTTTCAACCTACACAAACTTCCTAGCAAACGAAAGTTTCATAGACTCAGCACAAAAGAGAGACTCTCTAGTTTCACTAGCCAGACTTGTTGGGTATATACCAAGATCTAGAATTGCTGCTAGAGCAGAATTAAACGTAACAGTGAGTAGTGGTACTGCGATTAAAGCAGGTCGAGTTTTTAAAGGAAGCGACACGGGATTTAATTTTATAACCAAAGAAAATATTGAACTTGGATCGAATACTGGCACAATTACTGTTTTTCAGAACTCATCGAAACTAAAAACATCAAATACAACTTATTTTAATGGGAGTGTCACAGTTCCTGAGACTGCCGATATATCATCATTAAAGGTAACAGTTGGTGGTGTAGAATTTAGCAAAGCAGATAGAATCTCTGTTTTGAGTGCTTCGTCTCAGGTATACTTCGTTGATCCGATTTACTCTGGAGCATATGAAGTTTCGTTTGGTGATGGTAACTACGGACAAGCAGTACCAGAGGACTCCAACGTTCTCGTTGAGTATTTGACTCCCAACGGAATCAACAATGCAAATGGTGAAAGAACTTTTTCTAGTGAACCTTCAAGTGGCGATCCCACTATCACAATTAATGAAGTAGTTACTCCTTCATTCGGAGGTGCAGAGAGAGAAGATAACGAAAGTATCAGAAAGAACGCTCCATCATATTTCCAAGCACAAAATAGAGCAGTTACAGCAGAAGATGCCGAGATTGTATTCAAAGTAGAAAACCCAGAAGTGTTTGATGCCACTGCATGGGGCGGTGAAGACAACAACCCTCCACAGTTTGGTAGATTGTTTTTAGCCTGCACGAAAGACGCCGATGGGGCTACTTTTTCTAACGATCAACTCTCGGCATTTGCTGCAAAATTACAAGAGAAAACAGTGGTTGGTATTCTTCCAGAGTTTGTTCAACCAAGATGTTATAATATAGACATTCTTAGTGGTGAAATTATATTTGATAGATTGGTTAGCATTGATGGGTCTGGATTGAACGAAATAGTTGCAAGTAAAATTAGACAATACGATCCTGCTTGTCAATTTAGGGGCGTGTTTCCTTACTCTACTGTTATATCAGAACTTGTGAATGAAAATAGTGCAATCAGATCTGTGGACTTTAAGGTAGAAGTTGGAGCCGACTTCATCAGTAGTGATTATTCAAATACCACCGATCCAACAAAAAGAAATTTATATATTTCATTAGCCAACACCTTAGTAAAAAATACGGTAAACTCTCAATTCACGTTGATCAACGATCCTAGATTTGATAGTGCAGATGAAAATCAAGGATATATTGATGATGATGGTCTCGGTTTTTTGCGATTCTTTATTTTAGAAAATAATACAAGAAAATATATCAACTACAGAATAGGAACTGTTGATTACTCGACAGGTAACATAACCATACTAGGTCTTACAGACTGGGATTCTGATGCATCAGATCTAGTCATTAGGGCAGAACCTAATAGTAAGTCAGTTCAATCACAAAAACAAGCAACCTTTAAGTTAGGAAATATAGATCAACTGGATGTCAATGTATGATTAGCACTACTAATCTAGAATTTCAAACGTTTGAAGAAAACAAGGCGAAGACAGAATTTGCTCGTCAAGAGCAGAGAAATTCTACATCACCTGATGTTGTTACACCTAGATTTCCTTTCTATGTTAGGGATAGGCTTCCTGTTCATATTCTAGAAAACCATGAGTTATATGTAAAGTTCATTGAGGCTTATTTTGAATGGTTGGGTATCAGCAATAATATCGATCAGATTCCTTATTTGATTGATATAAAGAATGTACCAAATAATCTATTAATACATCACAAAGAATTATTTGCTCACCTTTTTCCAGAAACTTCTATTTCTGATGATACTGGCGATATAATTTATAATTGGAATGATCCTGAAAATTCTTTAGTGGATATCCGTAGATTTTTATCTTTCATTCGCCAGTTTTACTTAACTAAAGGCACCGAAGAGTCAACTAGATTTTTACTCTCATCTCTGTTTGGTATTAATGCAGGATCGATTGATTTTGATTATCCTAAAGTCCAACTCTGTATTTTATCAGATTCTGTCTGGGTTCCAA